ACTTCTGGAAATCTGGCAGCACTACTCAATAACTCCCAACTATATCTCATCTGTGACTGAGAAGTTATTTCTTTGTCATCCAGAGTTTCCAACAGTTTACCCAACAACTGCGCTCGTAAAAGATACGGTAGATAATGTAAATTCATTCCCCAGAATCCATCTTTTGTTGGTTCAAACGGTAGACATAGTGGAAATGCATCAAAGTACGGCAATGTGTTTTTATGTTTTGCATCATATCTGAACAGATACATTTCACCAATGTCATATATGGCCTGTCTTTTTGAAATGCTAGAAGACATCGCAGTGCTAGGGTTGTTGATTCCCCTTGCAACTTTTCTGACCTGATTCATATACCAATTGAACGATTTTGACTGATCGTTGGAATTGGCCCTTATCTGTTCAAATGGGTTTGCCATGGGACTATTTATAATACTAAATTCTAATTATACTTTATACCCAATTCTTTTTCTGTGACAATCATAAACTTCCATCCCCTATCAGCGCAGAACTCCTTTGCGGACTTCCATTTGGCCTCGTTGACACCCCACTGTGCTACCTCTTCTAAATACCTTTTAGTCTTCTTTCTTGGTTCTGGTGGTTTTGTAAACCTAGATGGTTTTATTTCTATCAGATATGATTTGCCTTTGATGTTTGCGTAGAAGTCAACAAAGTATCTGTGAATTTTTTTGTCCATTGGAGACCTGTATGGAATCACAACCGATTCGGAGGACCAGAAGGTTACATCTCTGTTCATATCACACCAATTCATAAATTTTAATTCATATCCAGACCTATAGATGATTTTGCTCGAATCCCCACGATATTTTTTGGGGTTTTTAGGAATAAATCGTCCTTGGTGCAAATCTTTTCTATATGGCATTATAAATAGTCCAATAATAACTAAACTATTTAGGTACATGTTATGCCAGACACTACGCCTGGAGTTACTCAACGAAATTATAATACTGGCGACCTTGACTTTGTGACGGTTCCGCCTAGATTGAAAAAACCCTTTTTTTATAAGTTTCCGATGGATACTGCTAAAAATATCACAGATGCCCAGAAAGGGGCGGCAAGTCGAGCCCTCACCGGCAGGGACTCAACAATTGGCGGCGGTGGTGGAGCAGGGACAGGATCTGGTGGCAGCGACACGATGCATACCGTCAGGATAACTGCCATTGGTGGCGGCGGAGGAGGGGGTGGTGGTGACTCGGCTTCTTCCAGCAAAGCGGCCAAGAGTAATGCCAGTGGTGCCAGTAATCAACTTGGCGGCAACAGTAATGCTTCTTCTTCAGCTGAATCTGGCGGCGGCGGAGGAGGCGGTGGCGGCGCAGGCAATGGAGTTAATCTGTCTGATGGTGGAGCCGGCAATGGTCCTTCTGCAGCTGGTTCGGCAATCCCCTCTGGTACAGGTAGAACTCTGGGGACTATGGAATTTATCTTGACAAACTCCCCAGAAAACAGAATGTCTGCACAGTGGGATGGAACCGACTTTGGTCTCTTGGGCGCCGCGTTGGAAAGTTATAGAAAAGGTAACACGATGCTGGATACCCTAGAACAGATTTCCAAGGACGGTTTGGGGGAAATGACAGAAGCCGCGATAAGGAGGGCTGCTGGATTGGCCACTACTGTTAAACAATTAGCTCTGGGTGGCACGGCACCGGATATGATTTCCGCTGCTACTAGAAAAGTGGAAAACCCCTTTAGGGAACAGTTGTTTAAAACCATGAACTTCAGAACATTTCCCATGCAGTTTAAAATTGCTCCATCTAGTGCTGCGGAAGCCTCTCAGGTACAAAACGCTATTAGGGAATTGGAAAGACACATGCACCCAGAAAAAACTCCTGTGTTTTTGATCTATCCATCAGAATTTAAAGTAGAATTTATGTATGGTGGGGGGAAAAATAAGTTTTTGCCAACCGTAAACTCTTGTATTTTGACCGACATGAACGTGCAATATGGTCACGGCGGATTCATGACCAGTTTTGCTAATTCACAAGGTACTCCAACAGAAATCACTATAACTCTCTCGTTCAAAGAAGTCTTTACGAGAGACAGAAGTCATATTGATTAAGGAATAAAAAATGTTTTTTGACAAATTTCCTCTGACCGACTATGTTATTGATAATTCATCTTTTAGTGTAGATGATATCTTTCTCAGAGTTGCCCCAAACGACAAGCTTAGTGAATCCCTATCTCTGGAAACTTATGCACTCAGGGATGGACAAACTCCTGAGTCACTTTCATATGACTATTATGGATTCACAAGATACTATTGGACAATATTGTTGGCGAATAACATTATTAACCCATACCATGAATGGCTAAAGTCTTCTGACGATTTGTACTCTTATGCCATAGATAAATATGGTAGTGCGGAAATGCTAAGAGTCCCACATCACTACGTTTTTGCGGATACCGATGTGCGGGTAGACTTTGACCAACATAGCGGCGAAGGCAACATGATTATTCCTGTGACAAACTATGAGTATGAAGTTGCCGAAAACGAAAAAAAGAGATTAGTAAAACTCATAAAAAAAGACTTAATAGAAAAATTCGCAAGACAATTTGAAAACCTTTTGAGAAACTAAATAATGGCTAAAGAAGAAATCCGTCAAACACCCGGCCGATTTAAACCCAATACAATTACCCTGTCTGCTTCTGGTGGGACGCAGGACTTAAAGTTTTTTGCTCTGGAAGTAATCATCTATGAGAACGTTTTGTCGAATTGTATTTTTGCTGACGTTTCAATCGGTGATTCAAAAAACCTCATTAAAGAATTGCAACTTAGAGGTGGTGGTGCAAATGAAAAGGTAAAGATAAGTTTTCAGTCCGATTATCCAAACAGGGGTGATCCTCTAACTTTTGAATTCATCGTCGCCGGAATTGAAAATAGGTCAACTAAAGAAGACAGGGAACAATTCTACGTTCTAAAGTGCATATCAGAAGAAGGATATAATGATGCTAGTAGGGTTGCCACAAAAAGATTTGATGGCGAACCACAGGCGGTCTTACAACAAATTTATGATGAGTTTGTAAGTATTGGCAAGGGGTTGGATTTCTTTGGGGTGACATTTAAGAAACCAGAGTTTGTTATGACTGCAAACTACTGGTCTGGGTTTAGGGCGATGAACTACGCCTGCAAACAGAACGCACCCAATCTTCCCTATATGTTGAACGTTTTATTCTTTCAAAGTGACAAGAAAAACTACTGTACTAGTCTGTCACGAATGAGACATGTTTACAAGTCTTCAAGACTTTTGTATGATTATTTTGAATACGTTCCAAACTTAGATTCGGAATCAGGTAATAATAGACCATCTGGGTATAGTTATATACACCCGTTTATTCACCCAAGTTTTAATGTAATGCAGGGTCTGTCAGCACCAGTTTATAGTAACGTAATCGGCGACTTGAACAACGGTTTCATGGGAACGCTTGGTATTGGTTTCGACATGATGAAGAGACTGCCTTATCACATGATGTTTGATTACACGCCGAATCAGGCGGGTGTTCCTGGCTTGCCTCCGGTTGCAGGAAACAAGGCTCTTATCAAAGAGAAGTTTGGCAGTTTCCACCACCTCGCCGATGGTGGGATCAACCCGATTCACGATCAAGTAAAATTCCATCCCTACTCAAACATCAGAATGAAACTTGGCAATCATAATCTCTGGGACGACAAAGAATTTGGATACGAAAAAAAGTTTTTCCAAGATACCGTTTATAGAGATACTGGTATGCAAGAGATTGTCAGAAATCAAATAAGCATCTCGGTGAACGGCAGGACAGATGTTGATTTGGGACAGTTAGTTTATTTGAGATTCCCAGATGTAGGTCCAAAGGGTATGGGGGTAGCAAATGAGGGCGCCCAAGTAGAAGACAAAAAGACTTCTGGTTTATATCAGATCGTTGGTATCAGACACGAATTTAAGTTTGGTGATGAGTTTGACCACCGTATGAAACTAGAGTGTATTAGAGACTCGCATGAGGAACCTTAATAATGAAACAAGGTAGATATCCAGAATTTTCGTGGTGGCAGGGTGTTGTAGAGGACAGGGATGACCCTGCTCTGATGGGAAGATATCGTGTCCGCATTTTGGGATACCACACTCAGAACAAAGAGAAGTTGCCTACTGCACATCTTCCTTGGTCTATTCCCATGCAACCAATTTCTTCTGCCGCTATTTCTGGCATTGGAACTTCACCGACAGGATTGGTTGAGGGTTCTTCTGTTATGGGATTTTTTGCAGATGGACATGAAGGCCAGATTCCTGTTATCATGGGATCGTTTGGTGTTACCTCACACTTGCCAAGAGAAGACGAAACTGGTGCGGTATTACCTATCGACAGAAGTCTCGTAGGATTCTATGATCCAAAAGGTACACACCCACACTATCGATATCCAAAGAGAAAGGTTACAAACAAACAGAAACCAGAACCAGCAGATGGTGTCACTCACTCGAGCGGTAGACCCAGAGAAAACCCAGAGTACAGTGATGATGGCGATGATGTTGGTGAGAACATCTTGCAGGAAGCGGATTCTTCCCGACTTTCTAGGGGTGTCCCAGGCGAACAACCTCACGTTGAAGAACACTACTCTCTAAAGGGTAAGAGAGAGAGTCGAATCACGGATATACCAATTGCTATGCCCAACCTTGTTAGTGGCGGCACAAAACCGAAGGGGTTTACTCATCCAGCTGGACCGGAATTCGGTGAATCTATTGAAATCAAAGACGTAGATTTTGGAATTCGATTCTGGAACGAACCACATCCTCAGCAAACTCCTCCTGATTTTACCGCCGAAGCAGAAAAATCAAAGTCAAAGTATCCATTCAACCATGTTACGGAAACTGAATCTGGTCATGTATTTGAAGTTGACGATACGTTGGGCGCAGAAAGAATTCATGAGTATCACCGCACCGGAACTTTTTATGAGGTTCAACCAACTGGTGATAAAGTCACGAAGGTTGTGGGTGATGATTTTGAAATCGATCTAAAAAACAAATTGATATACATCAAGGGTGATTATACAATGACCGTTGATGGCGACTACTTCTTGAATGTCAAGGGTAGTAAAGTAGAACATATTAGTGGTCACTGTTTCCAGACTGTAAGAGGAACTAGAGTCACTAAGGTCCAAGGTAACGACGAACTAGACGTTGAAAGTACTTCTCATACTCACATCAGGGGAAACAGAAATGTCCAGATTGGTTCTCAGGACGAAAAACAAGCAACGGTATCAAATGATTCTTTAAGAATAACTGGTGATAGAAATGTTAGAGTCAGAGGTAAGATGAAGAACATCGCTATATCTGACAGAAAAGATATCACATTTGGAAACCACAAAATAAACGTATTTCCAAAGTATGAAAATGATTTAAGAGAAATTCTGAAGACGAGTGCAAGTGCTGTTGGGGATACAATAAAAGGTGGACCCAGTGATGAAAAGGCAGAGCTGGGTGAACGTGAATTAAAGAGAAAGTCTAAACTGGAACTTTTTGCACAACAGGATGTTTCTATTGCTACAAGTCCTGTTCCAGACATCGCCTATCCACTAAATCCGTTACCATCAGTTAGTATTGTTACTATGAGATATAACTTGGCTGCAACAATGGACCTATATGAAAAGATTGGACCTACTTCCATGTTTACTGGTGCTGCGTCTATCATTGTAAAGCCAGGATTTGCAACAAGACAGGTGAGTGTTGGAATCAACAATATTCAAGGTGTTGATACCGGACTCTTTACTATTCTGCCTGGCATTCAGAACTTTGTTACTGCTGGTGGAATTACCAATAATGTTCTGTTGGGTGGTATTCACAGCAACGTATTCGGCGGTGTTATGACAAATACTTTGGCTGCTGGTGGAATATTCAACACGATACTTACTGTTGGTGGAATTAATAATTATGTTACTTCTGGAGGAATTAACAGTACCGTGGCCGCTGGCGGAATCTTCAACAATGTTCTTGGTGGTAGTTATCATACTCTTGTCGCAGTAGGTGCAATTGTTTCTACTGCTGTTGTCGGATTAAATGTTATCACTGGTGGGGCGGGTGTTGCGCTTAACTCTGCTGCTGCGATTGCCAGTACTGCTGGTGGGGCGATCACAAATACTGCGGCAGGAGCTGTTGCTATTCAGGCCGGCGCGGCCGCAACAATGACTGCGGTTGGTGCGGTTACTGTGACCGCGACAGGTGCTGGAATATTCGCTGGTGGCACACAAACTACATTGGGTGGCCTAGGGGCGACCGATATCAATGGTAGTGTCATTAATATTGGTTAAGGAATAGTCATATGGTAGGAATTTTTATAACAACTCCACCTTTTCCTGGCAAGAAAGACTCACCAAATTCTTCTGCGTCGAAGGACAAGGTGTCTGGCATCAAACCAGCAAAGCCTAGGGTTCCAATTGAAGTTGGGGTGCCCGATGTAGATAAGGAGCTCGTCGGGCCGCCAGAAGACGATCCTCTTGCATACCCATACTCTAGCGAATCGATTGATAAACAGATCGATGAAATCGCTGCGATGGAAAATCCATGTAATGCGGTTGGTGAATTCTTTGAAGAGTTATCAGATCAAATCGATGAACTTTCTGAGCAATTTGACGAACTAGTAGATTTGTTAGTCGATAAAATATCCAACTTCTTGGGTATTCCCGCAATTGTTGTTAAGTGGGTCGTTGACTATGCACTGTTCAGAGCTGGTCTCAAGAAAGACTTTCAATCGGAAGATGTGTTCAAAGAGATTCAAGCCATGGGGGCGGGGGTAGGCGAAGGTGAGGGCACTGGAGGAGAGCCAAGTGTCGGCGGCGGACCTTCTTTCACAGATGAGTTAAAAGCTCTGTATAAACTGGGAGTGGATTCTTATAATTTCCAAAAAGAAGTTAAAAGAATGCAGAAGAAGTGGGGCGGATTTGATCCTAGTCTGGACCAGATTCTTGCGAATCCATCTGGATTTATAAGAGCTCTCGGTTCTGATTTTGAACGACTTTGCAATATGATCCCAAAATATGAGGCCGACAAGAAGGGGGGCGTCAAGGTAACCAGCGAACAATTTGGTCTTGGATTCCCAATTCCTCTGAAAGAAATATTAGAAGAGGGCGCCTCTCCTTGGATTACAAAATTATTAGATGCTTTAGAAGACTTGGATTTCAGTGGTCTAGAGGCGCATGAACATTATGACAAAATCAAAGATGAAGCTGATGACAAATGTTCCTGCGGTGACCTCTAAAAGAGTATAAATAGTATCATGCCTATAACACAAAACAATCCGACGAAGATTTATAAAGATATCGATATATCTTTTACAAGAAATCCGAATACACTGGACATCTCAAAGAAGGTGGATGTTTCTGCTGTGAAACAAGCTTTGAAATTGTTACTCAATACACAGTATTATGAAAAACCATTCAACCCAGAATTCGGAAGTAACATAAGATCATTATTGTTTGATAATTTTAGCAATGAGACTTCTTCTAGATTGCAGGATGAGATAAAAACTACAATCGATAACTTTGAACCCAGAGTGCGTATCGAATCAATATTGTGTGACCCCAATCTTGACACGCTGGAATATGATATAGTTATTTCATTTTTTATTATTGGTATACAGGGTGTGCAAACATTAGAAACTGTCTTGGAGAGGTTGAGATAATGGCATTTATTTGGATTGCTCCGGGCCTTACTTTTAACGCAACCGAGGGGAATGGTGCAATTACTCCCATTCCTTGCAACGTTACTATTAATGGTAGTACACCAATTCTTGAGGGTAGCGTTGTAGCACCACACGGCACTCACACGGCGCCAATAACAATAGATACTAATTTGGGTCCGTCTACAGTCCTAATCAACGGTTTAAGAATCGCAACACAGAGTTCTGCTGCATCATGCGGAGATGGTATTGATCCTGCTGCGCCCAAAACACTTTCTACAACTGTAACAATATAATAAGGTAAAATAAGATGGCAGTTAAGAATGTCACAGAATTAGACTACGAAAGAATTAGGAGTAGTCTACGAACCTTTTTGCAGAATCAGGATGAATTCTCAGACTACAATTTTGAAGCGTCTGGACTTTCTACTCTTGTGGACTTACTTGCATATAACACGCACTACAATGCGGTACTTGCACACATGGTTTCAAACGAAGCCTTTCTTGATTCTGCTGTAAAAAGAAACTCGGTTGTATCCATTGCTAAGACTATGGGGTATACCCCCAGATCGGCTCGAGCGGCCGCCGCTGTTATGAATATCACCGTATTCCCCTCATCCTTGTACACTAGTTCTACGTTGACTCTGCAAAAGGATAAACTTTTTTCTAGTAGCGTCAACGGCATTTCTTATAATTTTATTCCATCAGAAGATTATACCGTAACAAAATCGGTGATAGATGATGTGCCAGCATTTAGATTTGAAAATGTCAGGTTGGTTGAAGGAACAAGAACCACCACTTCAGAAATTATTAACAGTTTAAATTTTTCTGGACCAGTTGTTCTGATAAACGATAATGTAGACACTACTACAATTAGGGTTAGAGTCCAGAATTCCATTTCAAATCAATCTACGGAAACATTTACCGTTGCATCTAATGTATTAGAAGTTACATCAACCTCAAGCGTTTTTTATATTGAAGAAAGAACAGACGGGTATTATCAAATTCTATTTGGTGATGGTGTTCTTGGTAAAAAATTAGAAGCTGGTAATATCGCAATCGTAGATTATATAGTTACTAACGGTTCTCTTGCTAACGGTGCTAGAGTATTTAACTACCCGTCCAATCTCACTGGAACCGGCGAGACAATCAATGGTACTTTAGTTGATGCATCAGCCGGCGGATTTGAAGCGGAAACTGCTGACAGTATAAGATTTAACGCTCCTCGTTTCAATGCTGCAAAGGGAAGGACAATAACAAAAACGGATTACGAAACAACAATTAAAAACTCTAATCCAAATATCAAGTCCGTGTCAGTCTGGGGTGGGGAAGATAACATTCCTGCCATTTACGGCAAAGTGTTTATTTCAATGCAACCACAACAAGGATATGTAATCAGTGACGCAGACAAACAAACTATTCTTAATGGTGTACTAGAACCAAGAATGCCGGTTGGACTACTTCCAGAATTTGTTGACCCAGAATATGTACAGTTGGGATTGGGAGTTACTGCCACATTCGATGATAAACTTACAACGTTGTCTTCTGATGCACTTAAATCTTTGATTGTTGCTCGGATAGAAAATTTCTTTGACGCTCAAGTTAATCAGTTAAAAAAGAACTTCTATCTTTCCAAACTGACTAGAGAGATTGGATTGGTTTCTGATTCTATTGTTGCGACTAACGTTGAGATGAGACTTATTAAGAAGATTGCTCCCACATACTCAACCAGTACTAGATATGAGGCAACGTTCAATAACAAAATTATGCCTTTAGCAATAAGATCAAATTATTTTACTGTAAATCTAAATGGTTCTAGGACAGAAGTGTCTCTGGGTGATGTACCCAATCCAACCGTTGTTGCTCCAGTATACAGTGGTACAGGTACACTCGTTCTCAAAAGTAAGGCGACAGGAGAGATTTTGGCGCAGGATGTTGGTACAGTAGATTATGATACAGGAAAGATTGATATCACTGGTATCATCATTGAAAACATTACTGGTCTTGCTAACAACGAATTGAGAATTATCTGTACTCCACATGAATCTGCTAGAAATATATCGGTTGATATTCTTGTTAGGTCAACAGAAGAAGCAGATTACGCGGTTGAAGCTTTCCCTGCTAAGAATATTATTTTGCAGTTGGATGATTCTTCTGAAGATGTTGTTGCTAATATTAGACGGGGACTATCAGTAACAATGATCCCAAGAGTATCCGATGAATAAAGTTTCTACATTCAAAGAATTCATTGAATCTATTTCTATAGATTCTGCCGGCGAATTTTATTTTGGGTCGCCTGGATTAGTAATTCCTCCTCCAGATAGGGGCCACGGAAATCTCGTTCAAGCAACGGGAACGGTTTCTCTTGACAGTTTTGGAAGCATATCTTCCGTAACTATAACAGAATCGGGCGACGGATACACTACACCACCTACACCATACATTGTTGGGTTTCCCTCA